CGGGCGATGAAAAGGGGGGGTATCATTCGCGGACCCCCCCCTCCCCTATCTTTATACTCATACAAACATTGTGTTTTTATATTAAAAGTTTAATCGTTGTCGTCAATCTCTTGAACAACCTTTCTGTACACTCCAGTGACGTTCAGTTCCATGATCTCATCTATTGCTAGCTCCACAGCACGATCGTGATCAGCTTCAGACAGTTCATCTGAGTCGACTGTGATACGGGAGAGGAACTCGGCGGTATTGTAACCGGACATTACATCAAATGTATACCATGCAAAGAAGTCGTCGAACGGATCATGTGGATTGTCAATTGTAGTTAGCATAGTTTTCTTACTCATCTTTACCACTTGTCCCAACATCCAACGTACTCAGTGATACACCAAGACGATCGGCAACTTCACTTCTAGTATACCCGTTAGCCAACATAATCTTAGCTGTAGCTGTAGCAGTTGGGGTCATTAGCTTTTGATCCTTAGGCTGCGCCAACTGACGAACAACCTTCATGTCGGCATACTTAAGTATCTCGGTCAAGTTAGAATCACTGATAGCACCAGATTGAATGGCATCCCATTCTTGAGGTGTGATCTCAACCCTATGTTTCTTAGCCCCAGTTCTATTACGAGCATCGTTAATCTCTTGAGCTTGGACTTTAGTCCAAGTTTCTTTATCAGCAGCCATTTCTGGATTAGAAGCTCTCTTAAGCTTGATCCTACTTGTAGCTATCAGCTGTGCCTGTCGTTCGAGGGGGGCGTTTTCTTTAGCTACCCGTAGTTTAGAATTAAGTGTTTCCACTTCATTCTTATAAGTTTTCCTAGCAGTTGGTGAAGACTTCAAGTTTGGAGTACGAAGTATCTCAAGCCTAGCTTCATTAGCTAGAGCCTTGAGCTTATTGGAATGATTGGCATACAGATGTTCCATTGGTGTGCCGGAAGAAAGTGTGTGCGCATCTGGTGTTTCACGTAGAAGATTAAGCTTCGTTGTCTTAACCTCACCAGGTCTTCTCCAATCAGGCCTATTAGTAGGAACAAACTCTAGTTCTCCAGTTACCTTATTAATCGGCCCACCTAGAACATGCGGTCTTTCTTTTCTTTCTGGTGCAATTAGCGGAGTTTTCTTCCTTGAGATTAGTGTTGATGCACCACCCTTACCAGCAACCTTCGTTTGAAACTCTTCTTTAAGAGCCTTAATGTTGTTATCAATAGAAGATTGCTTATAGTTAAGACCATGTGTGTGCGCATCAATAACAACCATAGAATGTCTTACTGCTCTAGCTATCTTATCATTACTAGCGCCTCTGATAGACATGTCTGTAATGAGGTTCGAAATCTTACCCATTTCCAATTGTCTTTGGTCTTTACTCATTGTCTTCATTCCCTCATGTCCAGGGTATGAAGCACGAGGATCAAAGTTCTTAAGGTCCTCTAAAGATCTAGAAACCTTAACTCTACCGTGATTGTTAGGAATGACCAGTACAGTATCACCATCAAAGTCTGCACCAGAAAGCTTCTTAGCAACCTCATGATGAATACCAATAGCAGTAGTACCATCACCAAGAAGACGCTTAGCTTCAGAGTTTCTATTATTAACTGTCAATTCTGGAATCTCAAATGGCCCAGCATGTGGATGACGAATCAATACAACTCGTTCCCCATTACGAAATCCTGGAGCATACACTTGAGTAGGAGAGATACTATCAACAGGAAGAAGAACTCTTACTGCTTGGCGAGGCATAGAAGCAGCTTTAAGATGTGTTGATGCCGAATCAGTTCTACCTGCAAAATCTCTAAGTAGTTGTTCACGAACAGTCGGATTTGTAAGACGCTTTATGTTTTCAAGATCAGTACGACTCTGCTCATAAGTCAAATCCAATTGTGCTTTAGCAAGATGTGGACTTTGTTTTGACAACATCTGAGAAGAAAGAGTTCTTCTCCATTTCACCCAATCGCCTTCTTCATTAACAACGTTCATTACTGAAGTAGGTTTGCCATCTTTACCTTGAATTTGTCTAACTACAGAACCAAAAGGAAATTCTGGATCAGACTTAATGTCTTTAAGCGCATCTTTCTTAGAACCAGTGTTTGTTTTATTAGTATTGAAAACTAGATCTTTTCCAGCAGGAAGATCATCTTTGTATACTGCCATGCCTTTGATGTAATGTGTGTCATCAACCATAATTCGAACTTGAGCATACGGATTACCACCAAGCTCAACCTTCTTAACTCCAGGACGAACGTAAATTACACCATCTGCTTGATCTCCACCATCTTCCTTATACCGAATACCAAGTCTCTTAGAATCAAACGACAAAGGAGCACTAGGTTCTGTAAAAGTTTTACCATGATCTTCTGACCAATTCCTAATTTGTTGAATTTTCTCTGGATGTAAGAACACTTCTCTTTGCGTAGAATCAGCAGGACCAAGAACTCTCATTTTTGTTTGAGTTTCTCTGAGAACCTGAGGGGCATTGAGTGTGTGTACCTTATATCCCTCTTCCTTAAGAATCGCTACTGCTGTTGAAAGTCTGTTTTCACTTACGCCAAGTGCAAATTCTGAACCAGCACCAATATCAACCAAACGTTTTTTATCAACCTGATCTCTAAGCATATTAGCAGTCGAAGTCAAAGCGTCTGCTTTTTCTTTGGCTCCTGGTGCAAGCCAACCTCTTACTGTTGCCTCAGATTGTCCCATTTGCTTAGCAACAGCGTTCGTTGACATACCTTTGTCTTTTAATTTTTGAGCCGTATTAATTTTTTCTTGTTTTGCTGCATTTTTAGCAATAGAGGTTTTGGCCCGATATTCAGGGCTCTTCATACCAAGGCTTTTCATAATTTCTGAATCAGTCATACCTTGAGATTTCAAATGGTCAACTTCTTGTAGAAAATTTGCATTACGTCTATATGTATCTTCTCCACCAGACCCATAAGGATATCTACCAGAATGGCGAGGGGTTCCGTAATGAACTAGATCTTCGTCGTCTTCATAAATGATCATAACGCCCCTTTCTAGAATCTATCGGACGCCTTGAAATTCTCGATTTGTTGATCAAACTCAACAATCTTTTCCATAATTTCGTTTATCGTTTCAGCAAATGGCTCAAACACTCGAATATCATCCCTTTGATAAATACGAAGTTCGGTTTCAATAGTAAACGGATCTATGCTGTACTCCAAACAAAACAAAGCTGCATAAACTTCGAGTTGATGTTCAGAAGTTGGGGTAATCCCAGTCTTGAGGTCATGAACACGCAGTTTATTCCGCCGGAAGCAAATAGTATCTGCTGTACCGAAGCAATTATCAGAATAATATAAAGGTTGTTCACACGACATCTTGTACCCAATAGCATCATTCACATAAGTAGAAAGTGCCTGATTTGTCTTAGACAACTTAACACCAAGACGAATTGCTTCATGAGCAAGATTGTGTAAATCACTTCCTCTTCTAGCCGCCATAGCAGCTACGAATCTGGCTTCCAGTTTTGTTTCAGAGTAATTCAACCAATGATAACTACTAGGACTGAGAAAGGCGTGCTTCCCCATTAATTCCGAATGCGTGTTGAAGATCATATAACACTGCCTCCTCAACTTCTGGATAAATGAAGGCAGCAAAAGACATAGAATCCAAAAGATCTATATAATGATTTTGATTAGCCTGATGCCTTGATAGAACATGAAGTTTTACTTCGAGCATAGCCCAATGTTGGTTGTACAAAATTAGAATGTCTGGCACCCCAGGCATATAGCTAGAGTCATTCTTAAGAACAAGACATCCTGGTAAATACTCTTTAAGTTTTTTGATAATTCTTGCTTGATAGACGCTTTCATTCATCTTCGCTCCTATAAGCTTCTCCTAGCTTTATACGATCAGCATCACGTGTAATCAATTGACTCGTGCGAGAAGGAGATAATCCTAACATCTTACCAGCTGCTTGCTGTGAATTACCACACATCATCAATGTTAATACTTTTCGCACTTTAGGCGAACAAAGAAAAAGAATTTGTTTGGATGTCATCTTATCTAATACTTCTGAAAATCCATTTTCTTCTATAACTTTGTCGTGCTTTAATGGTATAGTTATTTCTTTTTGAATTCTTCTGTGATGAGTAAGGAATCGCAGCTCGTCAATAGCAGCAAGCCTTCCCTGCCTGTACGCAATAACTGACGTCAGACAAGGATGACGAGCCAAACGCTCTAAAGCCGCCGATTCACATTCCTCTCCCATCCACCCGCCGACTCCGATTGAGCGCGCACCGGAGACGGTGGCTTTCATCATCGTGTCGGTAAAAATCATTTCAACCAACTTTCATAAAAGAGAAAAAGAGAAAAAAGCACATTCTCCTTCACTATAATGGTTGTATTTTTCACAGGTTTGTATATTATTGGGTTTCAACTATCTTTGGGTACATAAACATCTGGCCAGTAGGAAATACCTGCAGTTCACCATGATAGATCGATGTTCTGATATCTTCGCACAAAATTCCGTTACGAATAGCAGCCTCCATAAAACTGTCATATAGAACACCATCTGTGATTTCGTAAATAGGGCCCTGGTGGTGCCATGCTTGTGGGTGTGAGAACTGTCTTGCATACTTCCAAGCAAACCAACGAGGTCTCCATACGATGTTCTCGTAATAAAGATTATATTTATCTCCATCCAAGAGAACTGGAGTATTGAACTCGTCTGATTCTCCTTCGACAAAAGCTCGAGCAACGAGGCCTTTGACTGAGAATCTATATTGATGTCCTCCTCTTACCAATCCTACAGTCAGATCTCCATTCATGGTTGGAGATAGAACCATAAGTCTTCCCGTGTTCATGTTGAACACGTTACCATGATTAGTAATTTCATAACTAGGAAAATCTTTAATGCGTTCACCAATTTCTGTAATTCTGTATTTAGTTGCCATTACTTCTCCTTATAAATCAAACTCATTGAAATTACTCCTTATTCATCGAAATGAAGATTTTCGGCAAATAATTTTTGAGGTCAAATAAATGCCGGGAACATTATACCAGGTCAGAGGGTATAAAATCGCGTTTTCGGCGTTTTTTCGTGAAAACGAGTACTTTCAAATCTTTTATGAAAAACGTAGGTTTGTATATACTAAGAATATACATACTTACTTATTCTCTATTCCAAGATATATAAATAAATGCCTAAGTGTACAAGAGAATACATTATAGCAGGTCAAAGGCGGTGCGAGTTCTCGACAAGGGCTCTGGCAGCATAAACTTATTCGCCGGTTTTCCCCACTT